GAACTAAGTAGCGCTTGTCTAACCGCGCTCGCAATCTCGTCGCTGTGGTCCAAAAACGACTTGCTGTCCATGGCACTTACTTGAATGTTGACCTGTTGCGCTGTACCGGATGCCTGAGGCCTGGGCTGTCCACCGGCGCCATAGCTGACCGGGAGAGCTTGGCCCTGCGAGCCGGCAGTGAGCCCCGCATCTGCTTGAACGGGAGCAGGCAATCTGAAGGGCACTGGCGAGATCACGCTTTGGCTGCTGCTTCCGCCGAAAAGACTCATTAGACCGCTGATGAGTGGCGAGAGGCTGAGGCCGCCGCCAAGCAGGCTCGCTGCCAGGTTTCCAACCGTGCTGCCCACCGAAGACCCGCTGCTTTTCGCGCTGGTGTTTTGTGTGATCGCCTGCGTATTATCCTGTGTAACCCCGATGTGAGTCTGTTGTGTCGAACTAAGTGTTGTGATCTGCGAAGTAAGTGCCGACACCTGCTCGGTGACATCCTTCGTAGACCCTTGTAAGATTCCACTGAGGCTGTTCGCCGCGGCGTCCGAGCCACTTAGTCCAACGCTTCCCATGCCCTCCCCGTTTGATGATGGTGCGCCCGCACCTGCGGACACCGATGTCAGCTCATGCAGCACTTCACTTCGAGACCGATCAGCGACCGTTCCCGCTGGCAGCAAGTTCTGTAGTTCAAATCTGCGCATCGTTCCTCTCTGATCTCTGCTCGTTCTCCAACACAAAGAAGGCTTCCACCAGGCGCGCCGGTAACTCGCGCCATTCTGCCGTTCCAAACAGCTTCCAGGCGTGAAACTTCTCTAGCAATGCGATACTCTCTGGAGTTATATAGGACGTCGGGCAACTTGTTACGCCAACCGTCTTCCGGGCCCACACGATCGACGGCGGTTCGGTGATCGATTCAACAATCCATCCACAGCGCCGTTTTCCCTCCAAGCCGCTTGACCGGCAGACCTCGCATTTCCACGCGGCTTGGTTCGCGAACTGAAAATGGAATGCGGCGATCAGTTTTTTCGTTCTGATTCGTTCAACCCACACTGCTCTTTGATAGCGCCCACGATCTCCCGCGCCAAATCGTCGGGCCCCCGATCGAGTAAGTGCTCCGCCGTCGCGGGCTCCCCGTCGATCTGCAGGCCGTTGACAGCGACTAACGCCCATCGCAGATACATCGCATCCACTTCTTGGGCCAACATCGCGGCCTCGATCTTTCCATCAAGTTCGTTGCCAGCTTCGAGAAACTCTACTTTTTGAGTAATTTCTCGAACTCGGCGGCTCAACTCCATCCGGCGGCCAAACGAAATCCGATTGACTACGAACTTCACTCCCGGCATCACCTTCGAGTCGATTGTCACTGCGCTTTCGTATGACACCGGCGTTCCCGCGCTTGTAGCTTGGCTTCTTTCTTCCTTCTTACTATCCGAACGCGACAAAAATTTCATCATCTACGCTCCCTTGCGCGCGGCACGTCTGGAATTGCCACTGTTGCCGTTGATCGGTATCGTCAAATTCGGGTACCTGAGGAATCACGCTTTTCATATAAATGCCGAACAACTGCCCTTGCTGCTGCCCGAGTTGGATCATGACGTTGATAGGTGAGGTCTGACGGGCCGCTTGATAAAGTGCCTGCGTACCGGCGTCATCCTGTTGGTATAAGCTGAAGTCCAGCGTCACCGTGCGTTGTCCAGGCGAAATCGCAAGCGGCAGGCTGGCGCCAAATTCCCGGGCGCGAAGTTCAAGATTGTTCTGAAATCCGATTTGGGCTTTCGTCAGAGTAAAGAATCGGTTCGGTACGTTTCCCAACCACACTTGTCCGAGATGTCCCGGAATAATCGAGTAATTGATGCCACCAACCGATGGTTCCGTAGGGAAAGTACTCAGGCCGCACTGGCCGGTCTGGAAACTAGAACTGTCCAACAGGTCTTGCGCCTCTCCGGAAAAATCAAACTCGTGAAAATCCCCGTTGATCTTTACGGTGAGCTGATCCAACGCCCCGCCAGCGAGTATCCTTTGAACCGACGTACCCGGGCTCCAGTAATCGAACAAGGTTACACTGGCTAAATTCGTCGCGGGCTTGTAAACCGCAGCCGGGCCGATGGACGCGCTTACCGCTGGAATGACCGTGAACGGGGCGTTCAGTTGAACTGTGTGATCATCTACGATAGCGGAAACAAACCGCATCTCTCCGTTGCTCGTTACAGCTTGGCCCGGCGTTAATCCGTGAAACGCGCCAAACACAACCTTCGAAGGATCGATGACCGAAGCCACCGTGCCGCCCGCGGATAGCATGGCGGCGCTCCCTAGACATGCCTGGAATAGCGGCCCGTGCATGGGCGCCGTCGTCTGGTCGGCCCAATTCGTCATGTAGCTCGTGAGCTGAAAGCTGGTCTGCTTTCGCAGCCCGCTTGGATTGCCTACAAAAGTTCTCGACCCTGTTTTGTCCTTACGCTGTACCTTCTCCGGCCGCTGCTTGGCCGTCAGCTTTACCGCCGGTATCCGGTTCATTGCCGATACGGCCGCGGCATTGCCATAACTCGCTTCAAGAGCCACGTAGTAACGGTTGTTGTTCGATAAAATATAAGACATATTGATCCTACAGCCTCACGTTTCGCATTTTCTGGTTAGTCAGTACTGATCTGCGTAACAAACGATACTTTGCCGAGCTGTAGAAAATTCCGCCCGCCATGCTTGACGCCGCCATAGGTGATTTCGTATCCCCCGGCATAAAAGACCCCGTCTCCCCAGTCCCCGCGATTGCTGTCCAATACCTGCGTAATTGCGTCCACATATGAGTGCAAGTTTGTTTGCATGTCTTCCAGCCGGTCCTGCGATATCCGCGTCTCAATCACCATCTCGGCATCTCCGGAGAAGGTACGGAATTTCTCGCGAAGTTGGTTGACCACCTTGCTGCAGTACACGTAGACCAGAGGATAGCTGCTAACGGTGCTGCGCTCAGAGAGATCCGGCGCGACGTTTTGAGCAATGATCTGCGCCGCTGACACCGCTGCCAACGATAAATTCTGGGCTTGCGATAGAGCGGCCACTGCAGCGGGAACGCCTTCAATGCCGGTGAGAATTCTCATAAGTTTGCTGGTGGTCATCGTTGCGATTTGAGGCATTCGTTACCCTCTCTCGAGGGCATGGTGATCCACCACATACCAGGTCGGCTGCTGTCCACCACCTGGCTGTGCCCCTGCCGTGAGCGCCCCGGCCATTGTCCAAGTGCTTCCCAGCGCGACCGGCGTGCTGTTCTGCAGGCTAATCGCATTCGGCGCCGGCCCCACGTACACATTCCACCCGGCTGCGTTAGCCGCTGGGTTCACCACTGCGATCGCCAGTTGCTGCCCCGTCGCTGTCGTGATCTGCGCGACTTCACTCGCGCAACCCTCTCCACCCGCTTGATTGACCCAGGTTGCTGCCGCGTAGTAAGTTGACGCAATTCCGTTCCCCGAGATCGTGCTCAAAATGGGAGGACTTGCTTTGGGTATCGGGCCCGCGACCAGGCCGACACCGATTCGCAAGTAATTCTTCGAGCTCGCCTTAGCCAGATTCTCGTACTCATGCCACTTACCCTGATACCGGTCGTTAAGTTGATTGTTGTACGCGTCCCGGTATATTAACGCTAACGTCTCATGAACGTGCCATTGTCGCAATGGCCCAGTCACGGCTACGTCACTTACTCCGATCTGTTGTCTTGCCACCGGTTGAGGGAGCCATTGCGATTCCACAAACGGCAAGCGTTTCAATAAGAACATCATCAGTTCGTTCGCTATTTCGTCCTGTGCAAGCGCGATCTTGCCGGCCAGATCGATCCCTTCTGCACTGGCCACATCGAGAATGCGATTCTCGTAGTTCTGCAGATCGATTGTTTCGTTGATCGCTCCATCCGTGAATAAGGCCATGCCGCGCACCGCCTCCTAACGCTTCTCCGGCCGGGCCGCATTTTTGATCGCGCGAAGGTCAGCGTCCGAGATCACGTTTACCTGCACGCGTTCTGACATTGCGCGCTGCTGAGCGTCTTGCAACGCTTGCTCGATCGCCTGCCGATACTCGGTAGTTTCTTCAGCGCTAGCCAGTCGGGCTCGTCCCTCCACAATCAACCTGGCGGCCATGCTGCGAGAAACCTCAGTCTTTTGGCCTGTTTTTCCCCCATCCGGCGTATCCTGACTGACCACCACTACATGAGCGGCGGTGATTTCAAGCTCGAGCTTTCGTAGTTTCTGGTAGAACATTCTCAGATCCATGCTTCCCCTTTAGGGCATCGAATGGACGCAATGGCGTCCATTCGTGTCCAGTAATATTAGCTATTCACCTGTACTGCGAAGTTGTTGCGGAGAACGGCGGTCCCGTAAAGAACATCCACTGTAAACTGCTGAGTTAGCGTATTGGGTTGGTAACTCATTACCACGCGAATTCCGAAGTTGCCCATCTCCGCGTACTCCGCGATCGCCCCGGTCCCTGGCAGCGGCTGCGGAAGTCTCCGAATTACCAGACCGATCGCATCTCTCGAAAAGGCCAGATTGTGTGTGGTAACTGGTCCGCTCCCGGTTCTTTGCACTAACTGCGACCGGAAGACAAAGAAATCTTTGATCTTGCCGACCGCTCCGTCGACCAGTGCCCGAAGGCCCGCCTCGCCGGCCGTGTAGTACTCGCTAAATCGCGGAATCTGTCTCAATGCCGAGTATGTCCCTGGATCGACAACCAGGTACTTCGCAGCTGCGCCAGGTACTTTCGCCTGGAACAGAACCGTCTCCGCGGAGTCAATTGAGGCTTCCGTGAGCGCTATCCCCGCGGTTCCGATCGGAGTGTTGGCGCTAAATTGAGAATAAAGACTCAGTGTGTCCGTCTCGATCCGTTCTGCGATCGCAACCACGGCCGGCTGCATGTATAACCTGAGAAGGTCCGGCACAGCCAGCACCTTCGTCACGTCGGGAATCTGGAACGTTGCCTCCGCGTGCGTGTTCAGCACGATTTGGGCATTCCCCAGGTTCGGATTCTGAGTCTGGACGGTCCCACCCTCTGCGAGATTATTCGCGACTAAAGTCGGGGGAATCGGTACGTTCACCGTATCCCCGGCGTGGGCTAACGTCGGTTCGTAGTCCCGATTGACTAAGTTACCCATCACTAAGTTACTCATTAGGGCGGGCAACGCGTCGACCGCTACTAACTTCACAATCGCACTTGCTACATTTGCTGATGTAATTGCTGGCATTTGTTTCCTCTTTTTCCTTCTTGTCGCTTCGCTATATACCTCGCATCGCTTGACTGGCTACCCGCGAGATCTCCTGACGCGCCTTGTCCAGTTCTTCCGGACTCATGCCCGGTCGAATTTTGTCCAGATCAAGCCCGCCCACATTCGGAGCCACCTTGGGCCCCGATCCCATACCCGAACCACCCGTCATTCGTGCGGGCAGCAGTTCCGGGTTTTCCTGTACGAACTGCGTAAGATAATCCCGCACTGGCATGTCGGTGGATCCGTTCTTTGCAATCAGGCGCCCGTCTTGATCGCGCTGAATATCGTCTTTCACCACGCGATAAGCTAAATCAACCTTGGCCACACCCAGCCGCTGCAACTCGGCCCGAATGGACGCCCCGCGCTCCGCCTCTTCCGCGATCTTGCGGCTGTGCTGGTTTTCCTGGACCAAGTCGTTGACGCGCCGCTCCAGGTCCTCGCGTCTCTTCCGCTCGTCCAGCAACTCGGCCTTATACGCAGGTTCCGCTTTGGCCTGCTCGGCCTGCACAAACTCCTCGATCACGCCGCGAATGATGGAGCGTAATTCTGTTGGTTCTTGTTTTTTCTCTTCCATAAACTCTCCGGTTTTACTTCTGTTGATCGATCTCCCGCCCGATTTGGTCTTTGACGTCCTGCCGCGAGTCACACAGAAATTGGAACGCCAGCTTCTTGAATACCTGTTTCTTTAAAGTTGGCGACGCGATCCCCAGGTTGAGCAGCCTTTCAGCGTCGGCCAACTCCGTTCCGAAGTCGCCAATATCGAATTCATCCATGCCAGCGACATTGATACTCAAGCCGTCTTCGCGTGCCGCATCGATCGCCCGTAGCACTCGCTTCATTGCGTCCTTCACACCATCTCCGTAGGCCCGCAGCACCTCCTGCGTGATCGCGAAATCCCTTTGCTTGCTCAACCCCGACTGCGCTGCGCTGCCAGACCCACCGGCGTGAGTCACATGACACACTCGGTAAATCTCTTCTTGCAGCCGCGACAGATTATCCGACGCGATCTGGTAAACATGCCCTTCCGGCTCGGTCCATCCAAATCGGTCCTGAGGCCCCAACTGGATGTAGTACGACTCACCCATCACCTGGTTCCAGTCGCGTTCTGAATAAATCACCGGCATCGCGAACAGCCCCATCGTCAGGGCCCAACCC